TACTCGAAGCGCTCGAACCGCTGATTCAGGCACTCGAACCGCTGTTCGAGCTCCTAGGTGTTATCGCCGGTCTGATCGGCACCGTGCTTGAACCGATCATCACGGCGCTCGGGGCTGTGCTGCTCTGGCTTGTCGAAAATGTCATCGTGCCGTACGTGATCCCGATCATCGAAGCACTGATTGATCTACTCGTACTCGCTCTCGGTACCGCGATCGAATGGGTTGTGCAGCAGTTCCAGAGCGCAGGCGAGAACCTGTCCATAATCTTTGAGTTCATCAAGGAAAAGGGAGAGGAACACACGCAAGCCCTGATCGGCGCGTGGAACCTGCTACAAGCCGCTTTCCGCACTGCTTGGAACATCATTAATAACAACGTGTTCACGCCGTTCAAGAACGGCATTGCCATCGTTAAGAACGCAGTGCTCGGCCATTTGAGCACGATGAAAACCGGTTGGGACACATTTGTCGGTTTTATTCTCGGTATTCCTCGACGTATCGGCGGAGCGCTGAGTAACATGTTCAGTCCGCTAGCTTCCGGATTCCGATCGGCAATTAACTCTGTGATCGCAGGATGGAACAACCTGTCATTCTCTATCCCTTCGGTAGACATTCCCGGGGTGGGCACGGTCGGCGGTGGCACGATCAACACGCCGAACATCCCGTACTTGCAGACCGGTGGTTTCACACAGGCCGAAGGACTCGCGATGCTGCACCCCGACGAAATGGTGTTGCCGCTTACGAACTCGAACGGCATCAACGCCCTCGCAGACGCATTCCGCGCTGCCGGGTTGAACGGAACGAGCGATCAGCCCATTCAAGTAGTCGTGCAAATCGGTAATGAGACCATCACGCATATGGTTGATACGCGCGTGAATCAGAACAACAAGACGCTTGCCCGACGCGCCCGCGCGGCTACGGGGAGGAACTGACATGGCATCGCTGACGGCGACATACCTTGACGACTTCGGGCGCGTCCGTCTCGAACTCATCGACGCCGAACCTGGGGTTCGCTACCGCGTCCAGCGGTCAACGGCAATTGACCCAACGTGGGTGGATGTGCGCGGAGGGCAGTTCCTCGCCACCACGCACACGACGATCGTAGACGACTACGAGTACACGCCGAACGTGCTCAACTCGTACCGCCTGATTGAGCCCGTGTTCTACGAGGCGTTCGACCGCGCCTTCCCTTCGGCGGGTGCGCTGGAGCTGACCGGAATCGCTGACAGCTACGCCAGCACTCCGGATAACGCGGCACTCGACATTACCGGCGACATCGACATCCGCGCGGACGTCACTACTACGTGGAGCGGTGTACAGCAGGCGCTTGTCAGCAAGTACACGGTGGGCACCGATCAACGCTCTTACCGATTCACGGTGGAAACAAGCGGACGTCTGCGCATCACACGATCCACAGACGGCATCTCGACTACCAACATCACATCGACTGTTGCCGTACCGATCAGCACGGGTCGGCTTGCTGTGCGCGCGACACTCGACGTCAACAACGGCGCAGGCGGACATACGGCTGTGTTCTATACGGCCGCGAACGGGTTGAGCGGCCCGTGGGTGCAACTCGGGGATTCGGTCGTAACCGCTGGTGTCATCACGAACTTCTCAGGTACCGCGCCGCTCGAAGTAGGTTCGTCGAACAACGGCGGCTTGACCCGCCTTACCGGGCAGGTACACGCCGCCCAAGTTCGCAACGGCATCGCAGGGGCGATCGTGGCGAACCCCGACTTCAATGTGCAGGCAGCCGGAACGACGGTCTTCGTGGATTCGGCCGGACGTACCTGGACAGTACAGTCCGAAGCGTCGATCATCACGATTGCTCCCGTGCCGGGTACGACGTGGGGAACCGCGAACACCGGCGAAACGTGGAACGTGGGGGGCTCGTCTGCTGGATTCAGTGTCTACGTGAATAACGGCGTCGGCGTCATGGCGAGTTCGAGTCCGGTCGGAACGGTCGTTGAACTCGTCACGGATCAAATTCCGGGAGCCGAAGACGCAGAAATCATCTGGTCGGCTATGTACCCCGGATCGGCGATTCTGCTTGACGACGATGTGGAATGGGCTGTCGGACTGCGGGCTGCGGATGCGAGCAACGTATACGAGTCGAACCTACGATTCCGCACCGAAGCTAACGGATACAGCGTAGAACTTCGGCTAGGGAAGTTCGTCGCCAATGTGTATACGCAGCTAGGTACCACGGGTTCCATCGGCACATGGGTACCTAACATCCCGTGGCATGTTCGCTTCCGTGTGCAGGGCTCGACGCTGTCTGCCCGCGCTTGGCAAGAGGGACGAGACGAGCCGTCTGACTGGCACATCACGGCCGTTGACACCGATCTTGTTGCCGGAACCGGCGTGTTCGCTCGGGGCTACAAGGACAGCGGCATTGCGTATGAGCAGTGGTTCGGGCCGATGGAAGCGCACTCGATCCCCATGAGCATTGCCAGCGTGATCACCTTGACGCCGATGCAGGAGGGTGTGTTCCTCAAGTCGATCGTGTTCCCGTCGCTGAATCACGAGCTCGAATGTGTCGACTGGGATGAGCTCACCCGTGATGCTCGTACGGCATTCTTCGATATCAAGGGACGCCACCAGATCCTTGGTATCGCCGATGTCGGCTCGTCCGCTACGTTCTCACTCACCTTCATCTCGCGTTCAAAGGCTGAGAATCGCGCAATCGTCGCGCTGCTGACGTACGGCGGCGTCATGCTGCTACAGCCACCCGGTGATGACGAAGACGAGGAATGTCCCACGGCGTTCTCTGGAATTCCTGAGGGCTACGTCATGGCGAACGGGAACTACACGCAGTCTCGGACGGTATATGGTAAACCTCTATGGCTGTGGACGGTCACTTTCACGCGTGTCGCCCCTGCTGACACGGTAAACATCATCCCGACGTCGCTGACGTGGGCGCAGCTCTGGTCGATTATCGGTCAAGACGGCACCTGGGAAGATGTGTGGGCGCTGTGGTCGACATGGCAAGAGGTCTGGCTTACCTCAGGCAGCCCGGCTGACTTCGGAGGGATCATCGGATGACCGATCGCACCAATCACGACCTAGCTGCCCTGATCACACCTGCGCCGTCGCGTGGTGTGCAGTTCTCACAGGCGCGTGTGCTGACGTGGGATAACGAGACGCTGCACAATACGCTCGAATGGCGCGGGATCACGATCACGGATGTCCCGATCGTCGAAGGTATCAACGCGCTCGTGATCCGACCGGGCGACATCGTCGGGATGCTCGGGTGGGCTCCCGAGAACGCCAAGGGGGTGGGCTCGTGGTGGATTCTGGGTAAGCTCTCTAACCCTGGTGAATTCGTTGCCGACCTCAATGTCACGGCTAAGCTCTTTCGGTTTGTCACTGAGAACGGCGACCCGCTGGCATTCTTCGGTAAAGAGGGCGACGGCGACCCCTTGTGGGCGCTCTACTACGGTGGTTCCGATGGTCAGTGGGCTATTCGCACGCTCAATGCTCGTGACCTGGTACTCACTTATCGTGACGGTCAAGATGCTCTACGCATGTCGGGTGACGAGGGTTCCCAAATCATCCAAATCTTCGATCAGTCCGGCAACGAAATGTTCAGCACCAACGGTGCAACAAACGGCGTCGGTATGGCGGACCCGTGGATTCCGTACCTGATTCAGCCGACTACGGATGCGCAGCAGCTCGGTACCACATACCTGCCCGCTACCACGAACGCGGCCATGACGACCATTTGGCGGGGCCACAACCCGGTGTACCATCCCCGCGTCACGTACGGAGTCACAGTTATCGCAACCGGTACGGCCGGTTGGCAATTCCGTATGAACACGGGTTCAGGCGCGGTAACACTCGCTACCGGATCGGGTAGCTTCTCTGGCACGGTGGACGTGCCCGGCTTCGGCACCACATTCACGCCAGGAAACCAAGTCGAATTCATCGTCAACGCCAACAACACCGGAGGTGGCACTACGCATATCGGTGTTGACCGCATGTACGGACGACAGAGCTAATGGTTACTGCCGCTGATTTCGCGTCGCTCGTTTCAGGGTCCCACACAGCGAAGTTCCGTGTCGTCGCCGTAGACGGCTACCAAGACGGAGAAACACCGACCGGTACGGAGTTGAAGGTCGTAGGCGGGAACATCGAACTCGACGCCACGGCTGATATTCGGGGCACCGGCTCGCTGATGCTCGCTGAGCCGTGGCCTACTGTGCAGAATCGCTCACTTGCTCCGTACGGTGCCGAAGTGTTCGTTGCGCGCGGCGTAGATACGGGCGGTGACGGCGTCCTGTGGGCTCCGCTCGGGTATTACCGAGTGAACGAGATTGATCAAGATGACGCTGCATATGATCCCGTAGGCGTGACGCTCGAAGACCGTATGTCGACCATCATCGACTCAAGGTTCCTTGCGCCCCGTCAATGGTTGCAGGGTACGGAAGTCGGAGACATCATCGACGAAGTGGTCACGGAAATCTATCCGAACGCCACGATCATCTATGACGACGACTCGAACCTGTCGCAGCTCGGCCGATCACTCATCGCCGAAGAATCCCGGCTCGAAGTATTGAAGACGCTCGCCGAAGGACTCGGCAAAATCTTTTACTGGGATGCCCTTGGACGGCTTGTGTTCGAAACTGTTCCAGATGAAGACGTCCCTATCTGGGTAGTGAACGCTGGAACGAACGGCGTCATGGTGAACGCGAACCGTTCGCTGTCTCGACAAGGCGTATACAACGCCGTGGTGGTGCTAGGCGAAGGTACCGACGAGGTACCGCCCGTGCGTGCCGTTGCAGTCGACGCCCAAGAATCGAGCCCGACGTTCTTCGGCGGCTCATTCGGCCGCGTCCCGCGCTTCTACGCGTCTCCGTTCATCACGACACAGAATCAGGCAGAGAACGCGGCCGTTAACCTCCTGAGGCAGTCACTTGGCGCGCCGTACGATGTCGGCGCTTCGGCGGTACCGAACCCGGCGCTCAAGCCGTACGATGTAATTCGCGTGGTGTACAACGATGGTAACCGTGAGCTACACGTCGTTCAGAAAACTAATATTCCAATGACTGTCGACGCATCGCAAGGCATTGCTACGCGGCAGTCGGCAATCGTACACGTGGGAGTGACGTAATGCCGCAGACACCGACATACGGATTCGAGTTCGAAACGCCGCAGTCCAAGCCCGGCATTACGCTTACCGGGGACATTGACGGATCGTCGCCGATCCTCGCCGAGCAGGTCGAAACCGTGATCGCTGGCATCGATGCGCGAGTGGCTGCCGCCGAAGGTGACATCGCCGCGCTGCAAGTGACCGATCCGGGCGATACGGGATGGCTCACGCTCTCGACGACAGCCGCCGCAGGCTTCACGCTGACGTCTGCCGTTTATCGGTTGTGGGGTCCGATCGTCGGCATCCGGGTTGAGTACGAGCGCACGGGAGGCAACATCACGGCCGACTCACAAGGCAATGTCGGTGGCGACCCACAGATTTGCACCATCAACACGGTTGAGGCTCGGCCATCGCAACAGCAACTCACGGTCATCCATTCGTCGCTGACGTCCGGAATGGGTACCCTCAGCACGGCCGGTGTGCTCAACCTGACGGACATGCACTCAAGCTCGTCCATCCTGACGGGGCACTTCGTGCGCATGAGCGGTACGTTCTTCGGCTCCACGTTCTCATAAGGGGAAATCATGCCGAGCACCAGCAACTTTGACTTTACATACGAATCGCCCTCGTCGCTGCCGGGCGTGTCGCTGACGGGCGGTCCGGGAGGCGCGAGCCCGATTCTTGCCGTGCAGGTCGACGCGGCGCTCGCGGCGCTGACTTCCACCGTTGACGGCAACACTGCAAGCATCGCGACGAATACCACCGGGCTGGCTTCGGCGAACACCAACATCACGAACCTTCAAAACTGGACGCGACGGGGAACAACTACATTCACTTTTGTCACTCTGTCGTCGAACACTGCTGCTGTCAACTTCGGCTTTACGTTCCCCGGTGTGCCTACCGTAACAACGAACATCGACTTCGGAACGGCCGCCACGGCTCGATGGGAATCGCGCGCGATCACGGTTACGACGACCGGTTTCACGATGTTCGTGTATTCGTCGCAGGCGACCACGGCTTCATGGACTGACGTGCCCGTAAGCTACATCGCCCACTACGACTAGGCCCGATGGTCCGCCACGTGATCCCGCACGAGAGACAGGCTTGCGCGTGATCGTCCGTCAGGGCTAGCAGGTTCCCCGAGCAGATCGGGCACCGGACGCGCTTCCGTGCGCGGATGAGCTTCTTACGCTGCTTCAACGTGAGGCCACCCCATGTCCCATAGCTCTCAGCGTTAGCGATGGCCTCGACGAGGCACGCGCGCCGGACGGGACACGTCCCGCATATCTGCGCCGCTGTCGCGTTCGGCTCGGCTGCCTTGTCGTCGGAGTCCCAAGGGTCGAAGTAGCGATCCGCTAGCTTCCGACAAGCGGCGTCGTCCCGCCAACGGCGCGAAGGCTCGCGGCCGAAGCCGCGAGCCTTCTCCCCCGGTTGATTCAAGTTGTCTCCTAAGCGAAATACTGTGCGCAGACGGGTCCGTACCCCTGCGCAATGCTCACCTCATCGGTAAGCGTCCGCTGGCAGTTGATGCACACGCCGTACAGATCGCCATACTCGGCCGCCTCTTCTTTCGTCATGCGGTGCTCAGGCTTGATCGAGTTCAGGGGACGCTGTCCGGTGTACTCGAAGCCGTCTTCCGTGAGCCGCTTCGTCGCAAGGTAGCCCTTGCGCGTGCGGTACACCTTGAAGGTTTCGCCGTTGACCTTGTACATACCCTCATCGACTGCGGGCGTTGAGCGGTACGCGTTCCGGAACTTCGGCTTTCCTTCGTATTCCTTGATCTTCGCCGAGACGAGCGCCTGTGACAGCTTGTGCTCTTGTACCCAGGTGATCGCCGCGAGCGCCGTCGTCTCATCTTCGATGCGCTCGGCGAGCAGAGCAACGAGGTAGTTGATGGACTTCTCAGAGGCCGGGGAGGAGATAGCAAGAGTGTTCATCGTTCGTCCTTTCGTCGTCGGTCTATGAAGCATATACCGACGCTTCCGGGAGGTGCAAGCGGGACAGCAAAAATTTTTGAAGTTGTCTCAGCGCAGACGGCGCGGCGTGATCGCCTTGTCCTCGAAACGCTGTGCGATGCGCTCAGCGCTCCGCCGCGTCCGGCACAGCTTGTGGTCGATAGGGTCGATCCCCCAATCCGACGACGCGTACTGCACCCAGAGCACAGACTCGGCACGCGCAGGTGCGACCAGCACGAACCGATATCGCAGCGTCTCAGCACGGTACGTGTGCAGGCTCGTGTCGTCCTTAATCCATTTCAACCGCATATCGGCTCCCTTCATCCGTTCTTCGCGGCTTCGAGAACCGATCGGCGGTATCCCCGAGCCTTTTCACCGTTGCCCATCGCAAAGGCGTTAGGCTCCGGTGTCACGCCGTAGGCGCGCATCCGGGCGTGTACTTCATCGACAGTGATTCCGAGCGTTGCGGCAAGCCGCGCCGTCGAGACACCTTGCAGCCCTTCGGAGAGCCGCAATGCGACGTCGAGAATGTTGTGCTTCGCGAGGTTGAGCGATGCCGGTTGCTCGCGTCGCCACGCCTCGCGCGCCGGGAGCGCCTTCACGTGTTCCTTTTCCATAAACCATACTCGGACGGGATCGGGAGCGCGATCCTCACCCTGCACACGTACGAGCGCCCACCCGCCTTTTTCCAAGTCTTCCGCGTGCCATCCCTTGCCGGTGGCGTCTTCGCCGAGCACAACGCGTGCTTCTTTCGAGCCCGCGACTGCCAAGCAGACTTGCGTAG